TCGCCCGAGGAGGTTGGGATCTTGTGGTGTGTCCAACGGCGGCTCTTAAAGACGAGTACACCGAGGATTGCATCCCATCCAAGACCACGACGTCGTCCATCCCGCACATCAAAGGGAAGGCAGTGATTATAGACGAGAGCTACAAAATGGGAATAATCGAGCTCTGCTACATACTCACGCATTGCAAGCGAGCGTTGTTAGTTGGCGACAGCGAACAAACCGCATTCAACAACAGCGACTACGTCGGGAACATTGCTAGTCGTATGAGCCCCCTCGCCTCAGCGTGCTCCTCCGATTTGCCTCGCATCACGATCAGCCGAGCTGTACCTTTGGACGTCATGGCGTGGATCCACCAAAGGTGGCCGGCGAAATCCGGTTATAAGACAACGAACTTCAGATGCAGCACCGTCAAATTCGTGCAACAATCTGGCCGTACGGGCGGTCAGATGAAGCAGATGTTCCTTAAAGAGCCTCTATACAGCCTCGACAGCCGCATAATATGCTTTTCCAAGAAAGCGGAGCAGCTAACAGGGTTCCCAACCGTCAACTCCCAGCAAGGGTACCGTGCGCGTGCTGTTGGACTTTACATTGGGCCCAGCTGCGCCACCACCATCCATACTTTACCGCAGCAGCTTTATGTGGCGGTTACGAGGCACACACAGAGGCTCTGGATCTTCATGGCAGCGCCGGCGGCCCGAGCAGCAGCAGACATCCGGCCCATCCACATTTGCCCCTGCAAACCCGGCCAGACATGTGAACGCAAAGCGCCTTGCACTGACCGGTGCGGTTGCACCGGGTATCTCACATCTGGTCGAAGGACGGATCTGCCCTGGCGGATTGGATCTCGTAGCAACAACGGCCTCTACGGACATGTGGCTGTCAAGGACGTCGATTTCGAAAGCGGACCCTTCTCGTCTCGACCCGACCCCGACAATGAAGCTGGCGGCAAGATATACAGCATACCCGAGGAAGCCCAGATAAACATGCAAGTCCACGGATCACTCCACCTTGCAGGTGAAAGGTTCATACCTGGAATGCCGACCAGCGAGGATTTGACGGCCGATCAGACACCAGTAGACGTCTTGATCCCACCGCTTAAAGCTGTAACCATGACGGCGGTGGATGAGGTCCTGCAAAAGGTGGCCCCAACTAGCTCGGACCTGTACGAATTCCGGAGGGAAACAGGTTATGCGAATTTGGGGAACCTAGGCAACAAGAGTTTGAAGATTAAAATGCGCCACAGACCCATCTTGGAGCCGTTCGCAGGCAAGGATAAGAAGGTCATTAGCGTGGCGCGCTGCCGTTCACGCGCACAGACCAACAGCCTAGACCACTCCCTCCAAGCTGCCATCAGCCGATACGCCACAGCAAGCAGCAAGCTGCCACTTGATCGATTTGAACCCGAGGTTCAGCGCCTGACGGCAGGCCTCGATAAATTCATCAAAATCCGGCAGCTAGCCCAGATCACTCCGGAAAT